CTGGCTCCCCGGGCCGGATTTGGCTCCTCTTTGTAAGCCGGTGGAGTTTCCTTGTATTGCGGCCTGTTTCGACAATTTCTGATCTGCTGGCGCCTGATATGTAGTCCAAAAAGTAGGACGAAAAGTAGTCTGATTATTGCGGTGCTGCTCCCAACAATTTTTGGATGCGCTCCAGTTGGCTGCCGGATCTGGTTTCCTGCCTCTGCTTAGCTGCCAGATACTCCCGCTCGCAGCGATCGAGGATTGGCTGCGCGATCGGGCCTTTTCGATCTACGAGCTTGGCGGCAAAGATGAGCATCTCGCCAAGCCGCTCAATCGTGATCTCTTTCGCTGGGGCTCTAATGGCCATCAAGCTTCCTCGCAAATCAGTGCTCGCTTTGCCTGTTCGCGACGAATGGCATTGCGTTTTCGGGTCACCATTTCCAGATGATCGGGATGGGGACGGACGCAGAGCCGGTTTCGGCAAACGTGGTCCAGTTCCTTCTTGCCGGGGATGTAGCCGTGCTCGTTGGTCCACATGACAATGTGAACCGCGACTGTCTGTCCGGCTAAAGCCATTCGTGGATATCCGGCTCCGCGGCCTTCTGTTCCCGACGTAGGGCCCGTCCAGATCCAGCAGCCGGTATCTTCGTCCGTACGCACGCGAGCCATGACCTTCTCACGAATGTTGTCGCGCCGGCTCATCAGGCCCAGAACTCCAGTTCGTGCTTGAGATCGGCATAGATCGACGAGTAGCGCTGGCCGTCGTCCTCCTCCGTGAGGCATTCGGTTGCAATCTTCGCGGCGTCCAGAAGCTTCTCGACGACATCGATCTCGCCGAAGGTTCCGTTGATGTCTGCTCCCTCGCGGCTGAAGCGCAGAAGCTCAGTCACGGCTTCTGACGCCTGGTGAGCTGCGGCGGTTGCGTGCGACTGCCGATCGGCGTCAGACATGTTGTAGATATCCACGGTCATGCGGCATTCCTCTTCCAAGCCTCAAACTCGGCGCGCAGATCGAACCATCGGTTGCGGGCGCCGGCGTCGGTATTCAATTCGTTGCGGCTGTCGATCTTCAGGAGGTAGCGAACGTGCGAGTCCACGCGGACCGCGTCGCTGACTTCGGTCGCTCCCTTCGCTTCCAGCAGGAAGCGACGGAACATCTGATCGTTTGATCGCATAGCGCACTCGGCCGCATAGTTCGCGTTCTTGTGCGCGCGCTCTGCCTGCTGAAGCTGTTGCGGCTTCCAGCGCCGGATCTCGGCGAATGCTTCCTGAAGCAAGCCGAGAACGAACCGAAGATCGTCGTGGGCGTGAAGCATGAAGTCGCGATCGATGTATCCGCACTCGACGGTGAGCTGTGCGACCGCGACAGGCTGTGTGTTCGGCACGATGACAGCAAGGAGCTCCGTGCCGGTGCTGCCTAGCTGCCAGTTGGTGCTGGCCTCGGCGTGCCTGGTGCGGATGATCGCCAAACGTTGCGCGTCTGCTGTCGAGGCCATTATTCTGCGGCCTCCCGGTACTCGACGAGATCTTGGCAGTTGGCGCCAACGATTGCCGCGGCGACTGGTGGGCAGACTGAATTGCCAACGCAGGACACCTGGACGTTCTTGGGGAACGGCTTGCCAATGGCGTCGGTGTCGATCTGATAGTCGGGCGGGAAACCCTGCGCATTGTAAAGTTCGCGCGGCGATAGCATCCGCATGCCAATGTCGACGATGACGAACTCAGTGCCACCGATCGTGAGCGTCACGAACTCCCTGTCATCCCAAAACCCGAAGGAGCGCATGAAGTCTGCGACCTGGCGAGCACGTACTTCCTGATCGGATATGAAGGGGGGAGCTTCAATCGTCGCCTCGACGTGGCCATGGCGGTCCTTCGTCGTGATTGTGCGGCAAGGCTGATCTTCTTCTCCGCCGTCGCCAGTGCCGTAGTAGGCTTGAAGGTAGGGAGCGACAAGGAGAGACTTGCCGCCACCGTCGGCTGTCGTGGTGCCGAGCGGCTTTCCTATCTCATGGCCGGTCGAAGTGCCGAACTGGCGAGAAATGAATGCAGTAACGGCGCCCTGCTGCGCTCCAGATGCCGTTACGGTCGACATTGGCTTTTCGGCAGAGCGGCCGGGGTTCACGCCACCGATGCGCCTGCTGTCGTTGTTGTTCTGCGCCACGAAAGCGACGGCTGCGCAGGTATCTGCCTTCGCCGTGATGGTTGCCGATGGCTCGTCCCCGCCACGTGGACGGCTTTGCCCCGCTCGGCCGCCGCATCCGACAAGCGTCGGGATGATGACGGAATTCTGGTCCTTCTTGCTGGCGCAGATCGTGTGATGAGGCTCCTCGACCGATCTATTTGCACCGCCTTGCTGGGCATAGGTGAGGATGGGAGCGATAATCGCATGGCGATTTTCGGTCGTTACAACCCTGACCGGCTCTTCAACGCTGGCGGAACGATCCTTGCCTCCGTCGCCAGGCCCATAGAATGCCGAAAGGTGCGGCGTGACGACGTTGTGCTTAATTCCGCTGGCAACCACCGTGCCGAGGGGCCTGTCAACGCTCATAGCTCGCGGGGCCTGCCCAGCCCGCTCACCGTACCCTGTCTGGACGAGGAATGGACGCTCGGCATCGAGGACGTAGCGCTTCATGCCGCGAGCAACTCGAGCCATTGTGTTCTTGGCGAGGGGACGAATGGCCCTGAGTTGATACTTTTCCCAGATCTCTTCGGTGGTGTCGAAGATCGACGGGCAAGGCAGCGACCAATCGATGCACTCCGCGGCTGTGCGCCATGGCTTCTTGCGGCCGGAAATCACTTCGCGGTCGTCTGGTGCGCCGTGGGTCGCTTCTGGCCATACAATCGGCTTGCCGTCGCGGCGGGCTATGAGGAAAAGTCGCTTGCGGATAGTTGGTGCACCGTAGTCGCAGGCGCGTAGCTCTCTGTGCTGGATCTTGTAGCCAGCCCGGCGCATTGCCTTGCACCACTTCTGAAATGTCTCGCCGCGGCTGTCTGGGCACGGCATAAGGCCGCGCTCGGTCTCGATCAGCGGACCCCAATCCTTCCACTCCTCGACGTTCTCCATGATGATGACGTCTGGCTTCGCACGCTCCGCCCAGAGGACAATCACCCATGCGAGGTCGCGGATGTTGCGCTCGACAGGCTTGCCGCCTTTGGCTTTGGAGAAGTGCTTGCAGTCCGGCGAGAACCAGGCGAGGCCGACATGCTTGCCGGCAACGTGGTCCAGCGGATCAACCTTGAAGATGTTCTCTGAGAGATGGAGCGTCTCCGGATGGTTGGCCGCGTGCAGCGCCAGTGCAGCCGCATTGTGATTGATGGCAATATTTGGCGATCGGCCGAGAGCCATCTCAATGCCTGTGGAAGCGCCGCCGCCACCTGCAAAACTGTCAACGATGATCGGAGCGCTTATCAAAGCCCGCGCTCCTGCAGGGCTGCAGCGTACATCGCCGTCCAAGGCATCTTGAAATCGACGTAGGCAATGCCGCCGTGGTCGCCGGCCACAACGCGACGGTTTACGGTGATCGTCTTGATGACGAGCGGTCGGTCGAGCGTTTGACGGCGGAGTTCCCTGCCGGTTAGCTTCTTCAGCTTAGCCTGCATGGGCGTTCTCCATCCGCAAAATCGTTTCGTTCAGGAGGCGGCGCAGCGGCAGATCCGCGTTGCGGCAGCCGAGCGCGTCGATGACGCAGATCACCGCGTGAGCGAGACCAATCATCGTCTCGTCGGTCAGGCCTTCGAAGCCGGACGTGCCACAAAGATTGTCGACGGCGAGATCGATGTTGACGCTCGCCACGTGCTCCAGTGCCTGCGCAACTTTGCGGCGGCGAATGCGCCCCATTTCGATCTCGATTTCCTCGGCGATGCTTGGGCTGAAATCATTCGAGACGACGCGCATCGTCGGCGGGAAAGACAGGATGTCGGCCATCACATATCCCTCCATGGTGCGTTCTCCCACGTGTCATCCGCCCGCAGGGAGCGCAGTCGACGCCACTCGACGAACCGCCTTACGGCCTGCGGAAGTCTGCAAATGAGAACCGCGGTCCCGAACAGCATGCCGGCGCAAAAGGCGGCGATTACCCCGGCAAGGATGGCGGTGGTTGGCGTCATGCCGGCACCTGCATGATTGCGACGACTGGCAACACGATCGCGATCGCCAGCAGCAACGCGAACTCGGCGATGCGCTGATCCTTGACCGGCATCCGCGTCAGGCGCAGGTAAAGCGATCCCGGTTCCGGCAGCGACATAGCTACCGGACGAACTGTCCGAATTGTATGCATGAGAGGAGCCCTTTCGCTTCCGTTTGGGCATCCGCTCCGTTCCTGATCGGAGCGGGAGCCAAAACCGGAAGGTTCAGGCGACGCGCCGTGTCGAGCGACGCGAATGGATCTGGGCCGCCTGCTGGCTGTAGGCGTCGATCTGCTCATTGGTGTAGCCAAGGTCTTGGAAGTCTTTGCGCGTCAGGCCTTCGCCGCGCTCAAGAGCGAGATCTGCCATCTCGTGGGCGATGCTGCGGGCTAAGACTGCGGGATATGTCTGTGTCTGCACGGTGCTCTCCTTCGCCCCCCGGTTTCGCCGCTGCTCCGGGAGGAGTAGAGAGCAGCGGCGCGCCCTTTGTGGACGATCCGGGTTGGGAGGAGATCCGCCGGATGAGCGGAACATAAAGCGGAAATATTTCCGTGGTCAAGTCCATGGCGGAAATATTTCCGTAGTAGCGTCAAAAGAAAAGCCCTGCTTGAGGCAGGGCTGCGAATCAATCTCCGCTTTTTCCGTTCGGATTAGATGCCGAACAGCTCATTGTTAGTGAGAACTTTGTGGATTGTCACCACGGTCTCACGGGGCAGATCAATCTCGGCGGGCGGGTTATGTTTCCTGATTGTGACTTTCTCAGCAGAGCGCCTGCTCAAGATGCCGATTGTTGCTTCGGCGTGGCCTTCAGCATCGACCTGGCACTGAATGACGACTGCGTCGCCTAGGCGAGGAGGCTTGTCTGGGTGGATGAAAATCAGGTCACCGGGCGAGTATTGTGGCTCCATGGAAGAGCCCTCAACATACAACGAGTATAGATTTACGACGTTTATCAATGCAGGCGGTCGTCTAACAAAATCAATGGTATCGCTCGTAATTTGGAACGCGCCGCCCAGGTGTGACCCAGCAGCTGTCCCTCTGACAGGGACGTCGTTCGACATTTCATGGCGCATGGGTGGCGTCGATGAAGCGGGCCGAACATCCGTCTTTACCGCCGAGGTGGTTTCGCCTCCACTTAACAACCACTGCTCGGAAACCTCAAGCGCGTTCGCTAGTGCAGTGAGGCTTTTTCCCGACGGCATCGCATCGGGGTTAGCAAGCAGCTTGCGCAACATCTCCTTCGACAGATCCGCCTTCAGGGACGCCGCCGCGGGGGTTAAATTCAATTCTTCCAATCGCTTACGGATGCGATCGTGCAGTGTTTCGCTCATGTGCGGAATTCTATCCGCACCATCGTTCTGTGTAAGGGGGAAAAAATTCTGTTGACGCGGCGGAAAGATTTCCGCATTCTCCGTCGCCATGACACTACGCGAACAGCTCATTCTTGTCTCCGATACGTTTGGTCAAGCCCGAGGCCTTGGCCGCCAGCGTGTTTCGACAATCGTTCTCAATCGTGGATCGACGCTAGATGGCGTCGCGATCGGTGAGAAGGATGTGACGACCGGGACCTTCGAGCGCGCGATGCAATGGTTTTCAGACAACTGGCCTGAGGGCGCAGAGTGGCCGACTGATGTTGGCCGCCCGCAGCCTGTGATGGAGGCCGCATGATTTCCCGTTGTTCCCTGCGCGGGCCAACTGGTCGTCGCGCCACCTCGCACCGGACCGGCGGACCTCTGTGGTCCGGTGCTCTTTATCTTCAATGTTTCGTCCAGGCATGCGGACCTCCGTGATCTGCTGACGGACTGAAACTCACATTTTCGATCAATTCCCACTACGGGAAAAACCGCACGGAATTCCCGGCGCGGGAAAGGTTTTGTCATGTCGTCAGATGCATGGTTCCACCGCGTAAAAGCTGCTCAACGCGATCTCATCAAGCTTGCTGGCGGGATCGACCGGGCGGCAGAAATCTCCTCGGTCTCGCCGAGCCATATCGGCCGTATGAATAACCCCCGCGATACCGACCTGATGCCGCTCTCGGTGGTATTTGCGCTCGAAAGCGAATGCGGTGTGCCAGTTGTCACGCAGGCGATGGCCGAGCTGAGCGGTCGTCGATTGTCTGATCCCGATGCTGAGCACAAGGCGAACGTCAACGTTCTCACCTCGTACTCGGACGTGATGCAGAAGGCGGCGGCGCTAATGGCGGCGGGCGCGAGCGCAATGGCGGACGGCATTGTTACCCCGACCGAAGCCCATTCGATGGACCGAGAGGCGGCAAACATCGAGCGCGGGCTTTCGAGCTTTCGCCAGGCGCTGGCCGTCATCAAGGCGAACGGCGCGACGAAGGCTGGTTTGAGAGTGGTTGGGGAATGATCATGGAGCCCGGCCTCGATAGCGCTGGATGCCGTCTTCTCTACCGCGTCCGCCTCCACGCCCAGCAAAACAGCCGGGCGTATCCGCTTTCATTTGAGTGCGACAACCGCGGTGTCGGGTCGGCCGTCGAGGGAGGATACCTCGTCCGGCTCCATGATGACCCGCACTTCGTGACAATTACTGAGAAGGGCAATGCCTTTCTCGATCGACTGATGAGGGCTGAATAATGGCCAGTGAATTTGATCCCATGGGCGTTGCAGGCGGCAAGATGGCGGCGGCGGGCGATGATACCGAAGTTATAGTTAGTGCCGGCGGAGAAGAAGTCCGGACAACTCTCGGGACAATCAAGAAGGCATCGCGGCCCAACGGTCTTGCTGGTGACCATCTGCGCGCCTTCGTTGAGCGTATTGAGCGGCTTGAGGAAGAGAAACGCACGGTCGCCGATGACATCAAGGGTGTCTACGGCGAGTCAAAGGCCATGGGTTTCTCGCCGAAGATCATCCGCAAGGTGATCGCACTGCGGCGCAAGGACGAGTCGGAGCGTCGAGAAGAAGAGGCGATGCTTGATACCTATCTGCATGCGCTCGGGATGATATCGGAGGATGACGGTTGATCGCCTCCGGTCCCTACCAACTCCTGCCTCCGCTCTCGAAGGAGGACTACGACACGCTCGAAGCAGACATCATTGCGCATGGTGTTCTTGTCCCAGTTGAATATGACGAGGCTGGCAATATCCTCGACGGTCATCACCGCGTTGCAATATGCGAGAGCCTCGGTCTTGTTGATTGGCCGCGTTTCGTGCGCAAAGGCCTATCCGAAGATGAGAAGCGCGCGCACGCTAGGTCGCTAAATCTGTCACGGCGCCATCTATCGACGATCCAGAAGCGCGAGGTCATCGAAGCGCAGCTTAAAGACAATCCGGAACTTTCTTCCAGAGCCATAGCGGACCGGCTGAGAGTGGATCACAAGACGGTCGCCGCTGCTAGGAAACGGCTCGAAGATGGTGGGGAAATTCCCCACCAGTCAGCTGTTAAGGGGCGCGATGGTGTGAACCAGCCGGCGCGCAAGACGATCCGAACGATGTTCTTGCCTGAGCGGGCGAACGTTTCGGAAATGAAGCATGTCGTGAAATCGATCAGACGAGCGGAGCAGGAGCAAAGTCACGCCGTTAGGACATCGCTCGCTGCAGAAATCGCGGCGAAGGCTGACGCGACGCCGTGGTGGCGGTCTGCCGGACTTCATGAGGGAGCATCGTATCCGGTCATATATGCCGATCCGCCTTGGCATTTCCCTAAATACTCGGAAGTGACAGGTGGTGCCAAGAGTGCCGAAAACCACTATCCGACGATGTCGATCGACGAGATCTGCGCTCTCGGGTGCCCGGCACCTAAGCAGGCCGTTCTATTCATGTGGGTTACGGACCTGGCGAACGGCATTCGCGCTCTCCGGGAGTGGGGTTTCGAATACAAAAGCTTTTGGGGCTGGAAGAAGATTTATCCCGGCCGTCAAACGGGTACCGGATACTGGGGGTTTGACAATCTTGAACTGCTGCTAATCGGCACCAGGGGCGGATTCCCCGCGCCTTTGCAGGGGACGCAGCCGATCAAATGCACAGATCATTCCGTCGAGGGTCACTCGAAGAAGCCTGTGTGGTTTGCCGAGCAGCTTGAACGTCTGTTTTCGGATCTTCCAAAACTTGAAATGTTTCAACGCAAGGAAAGCCTTGAGGACGGCGATGTTCGCCTTCGGGGAAACTGGTCCTTCTGGGGAAATCAGGCGGGTTCGCCGGAAAGCGAGGCGCCATGACTCCTGATTTCTCGCCAGACGCCCTGAAGAGCTTTCTGCGCTCTCGTGTCGCCAGTATAGCGCGCGCTTCCTACCCGTCCTTCGGTAGATCGGCAGAGCGCGGGGCTAAGGCGGATTTGCGGATGCGCAGCGGCGTGTCGCGGGAGGACTTCGAGCTTGCCTTCAAAGGTGACCTCCTCGCGACCGAGCCTCGGCGAAAGATCTGGGCGGCGCTCTGGATAGACCCAGCAGAGGTCGGTGTGACGCTGGTCGGTGAAAATGGGGGGAGGCGATGAGCAACATGCTTCCTCTCGTCGACATTCTTGCCGATGCCGCGACCGATGCGGAGCGCGCCGATTGGCTGTTTCGATGCCCATATTGGGTAATCAATCGAGAACACATGAACATCCGGGAGATCCTGCAGAGGGCAGGGCTGCAGGCGGGGATTGCCTACCTCGATGCGATGCTTTCGCTGACGAGCGCGCGGCGGCTGTCGGACGGTTCAATTCCTCAGACCATTGTCATGCCGGTACATATCGCCGCGCACGACCTCAGAGAAGCGGCGCGGGCGGGCGCCTCGGGGGCAGCATGAGCAATCCACGGTTCTCCATCATCCCGGCGTGGATCGTCACGGACGGCAGATTGAAAGGCAGCGACCTGAAGGTGCTTTGCCTGTTGGGGACGCATACGAACAAGGAAGGCTGGTGCCGCCGCAGCCAGGTAAAGATGGCCGAGCAGCTCGGCTGCGGTCGTTCAACCGTGCAGGATTCGCTCAATCGGCTTGCAGATATAGGCGCCGTTGAAAAGCGGAAGGTCGAGAGCGCGGACGGTCGCGACAGCGCTCACTGGTATCGCGTCATCCTCGATCGTGTGCCCTCCAGCAATGCGTTTGGTGCATGGGAAGCCGAGGACGAACAGGAATTCGGTCCTATTTCAGCTGCGTCCTTCATGCCGACCCCTGCCGGTATACCGGCACCCCCTGCCGGTCCTGAGGCGGCACCCCCTGCCGGTTCTGGACCGGCACCTATTAACGACAGTTCTCTAACTTCCAATCTTAACGAAGAAGAGAGAGAGCGCGATCGCGATGATGAAGGGGAAGAAAATCCCAAGGCGCTGGAAAAGAGATTCCGCAAATGGTGGTCGACGTGGCCAACCTATGCGACCGACACGGAAGCCACGACGCGACGCGCCTGGCTGGATCTGACGGCTGAGCAACGGAGGGCTTGCGAGGACCGGACTGCCGAATACCTCGCCGCGGCGAAGGCATCTGGTCGCAAGTTCTCGAAGGCAGCGGCAACGTACCTATCGGAACGTGCTTGGGAGCGATTGGGCGAAAGGGCCGGATCTGCAGCGCAAGCCAGCGTACCGGAGCCCTACACTGCGTATTCACGGGCAGGGCGTGCGCTGTTGCTGTCGGAGCTGCTGAAGCCAGAGCGCTATCTGACCCTCAATCCGATCGAGCAGAAGATTATCGATGACAAGCCCGAGAAGCGCGATCTGATCTGGCGTGACAAGCGCGAGAAGCAGGGCTGGCCAGAGGCATCGAAGCTCATCGAGACGACGCAGCAGCGAAAGCGTTTCAACGTCCCTGCGCGCATCGTGTCGATTGGACAAGGCTTCGACAAGGTGAAGGTCGGTGGCGAGTTATGGCAGGCATGGCAGCGCCTCCACCACCGTCGTTGCTGGCCTTGGTTGCCGGCTCCAGAAGGTCTGGAATGGATGCAGTTTCCAAGTCTGCCAGATGGAATCGAAGACCTCGACGAAGCATGCGAACTGGCACTTGGCGAATTTGAAGCGGCACTGAGAGAGGGCAGGGGCAATGACAATGCAGCGTAGGATCACCGGAACGAAGATCAAATATCGGCCGATGATCGAGGCCGATCTGTCATCTCTAGAGCGTGCAAGAGCTTATGAGCGTTCGACACGCGCGGACCGAATCGCACGAATCGCAGCGGACAGGCTGCGGGCGGCATCCAAGGAAATGTGTGAAAGGAAGCCGAAAATGGCGAAATGGTACTGCCTTCGTGTGGAAAGTGGCAGAGAGATCATTGTGGAAAAGTCTCTTCAGGACGCGGATGTCGAGGCGTTCATGCCCTCGGAAAAGGTCGTTCGCATCCACAAGGGAACGAAAATAGAGGGCACGAGACCATTCTTCCCGTCGTACATGCTCGTCCGGTTCGTGCCATCAGGCGAGGCATTTGAAGGGCTGAAGAACGTCAAGCACGTGATCGATATTGTCGGCGGACCGAACGGATATCACATCGTCAGAAACGAAGATGTTGAGCGTTTGAAAGCACTTAAGTCAGAAGCAGATCTGCCGCGCGTGGCGACTGACAAGACAATGACAGATGGTGATAAGGCAGATATTACCTTCGGACCATTCGTCGGGTTCACATGCACGGTATTGGCTGTAAAGTGGTGCAGGCAGGCGAGGGCGCGCGTGCTGATCGATGTCGGTGGCAAGCCTTTTCAGATCGAGAGTATGCCTCTTGCGTTCCTCAAAAAGCTGTGACAGCAATTACGCAACTGGACGAGCCAGACCAGCGGACCCTCCGATCCCCGATGCAGCGATATCGGGCAGAGAAGGCCAAGAGCCTCAGGGAACACCGCTACTGGCCCCAGCCTTGATTGCCTCAATATCGAGGCGCCGACTCAAGGCCAGTGCTACTGCTTTGACTTCTCTGTTGCATCCCAACTAGGCGGCCTTACGGTCGCCTTTTCTGTTCTAGGGATATGATCTCGTCTCTGAGGGCACTGAATGTTTGATCGTCTTATCAAGGCGGTAGTAGATGTCGCTACTCTTCCTGTCTCGGTGGCCGTGGACGTTGTAACCCTTGGCGGCGCGCTCATCGACCGTTCAGAGCCGTATACAGTCTCAAAGGCCAAGAGGCTCGCGAAAGATGCCGGCGAAGTCGTTAAGGCCCTGGCCGAATGACAGCGGAGCTTCGTTTCGACGCAAGCGAAATCCTCAACCTGTCGCGTGCGATCCGGGCATTGCCGGAAGGCATTAAGACGAAGGCGATGGCCAGCGCGATGCGCCGCATGCGCGAAATGGCTCGATCCCGCATCGTCAAGCGCAGCGCCGAACATACGAGGCTTCCGCCTGGTGTTGTTCGAAAGGCGACGACCGCCCGCTTCAATGCGGGCGGGAACACGCAGGACGTTATCGTCAAGTCGGGTTGGGTGCCTCTGTACAAGCTCGGTGCAACACAGACATCGAGAGGCGTTCGGGTTCGAGCGAGGGGATCATACGCTCACGCGTTCCTTGCTGAGATGAACAGTGGGCATAGGGCCGTGGCCTTGAGGGTTGGCGATAAGCGGTTGCCTATTCGCGAGCTGTTCGGCCCTAACCCTGCGCACGCGATCACGAACAATCCTGACGTCTACCTCGACGTTCTGGCCGAGATCATACAGGAGCATCTTGCTCCTCGCGTGCTGCACGAGATCGATCGCCTCCTTCCCCGGTAACGGTCGGGCGGGCCAGTCGACCCCTCGGGGAACCCCCGCGGACCCCCACCCCCCTAACGGGTCCTCCCTCGGGCATACCCCATTACGGGCCGGGACGACCCCGAAATTTCGCTAGTCACGCAGGTCAAAAAACTGACCTGACAACCCTGACTCGGCCTGACAAGACCTGACGAACCATGACCGATCTCTTCGAACCAATGGCAGTGGCAGCGCCGGGAAGCGACGGCGTCTGGTTGACGATCGCCGAGCTGGCGAAGCGGAAGGGCATCAGCCGTCAGTCGGCGTCAGAGCGGATCAATCGGCTTGAGCAAGATGGCCTGATCGCAACTCGGCATGTCGGACGATCTAGAATGGTCGAACTGGCGACCTTTGATCGTGTCGTCGGCCAGACCGGAAACGCGTTTCGCGAACAAGGCGCCCAGACAAAGCGGGAAGCGAGTGAGCCGCAATCGTCTGCCACGACGCCCGTCAGTGCCGCGCTGCGCGATGCCCAGACCGAACGCGCGCAGTATGAGTCGAAGCTGAAGGCGCTCGACTATGCCGAGCGAACCGGCGCCCTAGTACCGATCAAGGGGGAGCACGGCGTCGAGACCGCTTTGGTGAAGGCGACGGAGGCAATCCTTCGCGAGATGAATGCGCCCCTCAACTGGGTCAACGAGATCCTTGAGACGGTGCGTGAGGGTGAGCCTGCGTTGCGCCGGCTTCTGCGCCGGAAGATCCATGAGCAGCGCGAAGCGATCGCCGCCAGGCTGACCGCCGTTGCCGGTGAGGCAGCGGAAGCCGAGCGGTCGGGGGTGCAGGTGGATCTCGACTTCGGGGGCGAGGAATGAAGGTAACGATGAAACGGTCGGCGGTTGCAATCGTCGCCGGCATCCTCGCGAGCGGTATCGTGCCTCCTCCTCAGTTGTCAGCAGCCGAGTGGGCACGGAAGAACCTGGTCGTTCCAGATGGGCCGCGGGCTGGTGAATTGTGGGACGATAGCCTAACGCCCTACATCGCCGAACCGTTGGAAATGTGTGCGACCGAAAGCGGCGTCAACGAGATTGCTGTACGCAAGTCGGCGCAGACCGGCTTCACCACGCTGATGATCGCCGCAATAGGTCATCTGATTGCGACCGATCCATGCCGCGCCATGATTGTCCAGCCGACGTCAGGCGCGCTGAAGGAATTCAACGCCGAAAAGCTCGATGTCGCCATTACCGGTTCTTCGGCACTCAACAAGCTGGTCAAGGAGCAGGCATCCCGTTCCGGGGACGGCTCGACTGCAGTTCGAAAGAAGTTTCGCGGCGGCTCCCTAAAGCTTGCCATAGCCAGCTCGGCTGCGGATCTACGTTCCTCGACGATCAAGAAAGCCTTCCTCGACGAGATCGACGAATATCCCGACGATCTAGATGGACAGGGCGATCCGTTCGGGATGGTCGAAGCACGTCAGGAATCTTTCCTGATGTCGGGCGAGTGGCTGCGAGTTTACGTGTCGACGCCAACCATCAAGGGCGGATCGAAGATCGATAGCTATTTCGAGGGCGGTGATCAGCGTTACTGGTATATGCCGTGCCCTGGCTGCGGCGAGAAATTCAAGTTCGTCTTCGAACGGAAGCACTTCCGCTTTAATGACGAATTTCCGCATGAGCCCCACTACGCGACGCCCTGCTGCGGCGCGATTGTCGAGGCTTACGAAAAGGTCTCGCTCATGAAGAAGGGCGGCTGGGTTCCGGAGGCTTCGCGACCGGGGGCCTATCCTTCCTACCATTTCGATGCCCTGACGTCGCCGTTTGTGCCGTGGGAAAAGATCGCTGCTCGCTTTGTCGAAGCGAACCAAGATCCGCTGAAGCTGAAGACCTTCAACAATCTGACGCTCGGCCTTTCCTTCGACATGAAGGGCGACGCACCCGATCATGTTCGTTTGATGGAGCGGCGTGAGGAGGACGTGGTCAGGGGCCGCATCCCGGCAATGGGCCTCGTCTTTGTCGCCACGGCCGACGTGCAGCTCAACGGCATCTACTATCTGTTCAAGGCCTACGGTCCCGATAGGCAATCGTGGCGCGTTGATGCTGGGTTCATCGAGGGTGCGACCGACGATCCGCATGCTGGCGCGTTCCTTAAGCTTGAGGAGCTGCGCACGAAGCAATGGCCAGACGCCTACGGCCGGCGCCGTGCCGTCGATCTCTTTGGTATCGACTCCGGCTATCGCAGTCACGTGGTCTATACCTGGGTTCGTGGCAAGGCCGCCACCTTCGCACTTAAGGGCCTTGATGGCTGGTCGCGGCCACCAATTGGTCAGCCGTCATCTGTGGATATCGACTTCAACGGCCAGCGCATTCGCAATGGCGCGATGGTGTGGGGTGTTGGCACTTGGTCGCTGAAGGGCGGTTTCTATGCCAACCTTCACAAACAGGGAATTGCTGCCGGACAGCCGGCAGATCCGCCTGGTTACTGTCACTTCGGCAGCTGGATGGACGAGGTCTATTTCCGGCAGATTACCTCGGAATATCTGGGGACGGAAAAGGTCAAGGGGCGAACCCGCCGGATCTGGATGCCCCGCGCAGGCGAGCAGAACCACTTTCTTGACTGCGAGATCTATGGCGATGCCCTTGGCGACTATCTGGGCATCTCGCGCATGACGCCTGATGAATGGCGGGAACTCGCGAGCATGAGAGGGCTACCGGATGGCGTCCTAGATGCAGACATGTTCGCACCCGCACCGCTGCTGGCTGCAAAGCACGTGGCGATCCAGCAAGACCAAGTGCAGAAATCTGAAACAGTCGATCGCCGCACGCCTCCGCCCGATACTGAGGGCGGTTGGTACAACCCCAATGACTCCTTCTGGGATCGGTAAAATATGGCGTGGACGCAAACAGATCTGGACACCATCAACGCCGCTATCGCGACGGGCGCCAAGCGCGTCCGGTTCCAGACACACGAAGTCGAGTACCAGAGCCTGAAGGACATGCTAACGGCGCGTGATCTCATCAAAGCAGAGGTCTTGGGGGCTGACGATCGCGGCGGTGCGATCTTTGTTGAGTACGGGGGCGGCTACTGATGAACGTCCTTGACAAGGTCATATCGTTTTTCGACCCGGTGTCGGGCGTCAATCGTGCCGCGGCTCGTCAGCTGCTGCGATCGTCTGAAAAGCGCGACTACGCTGCTGCTCAGTTCGGCCGGCGCAACAAGGCGTGGCGCGGTCGCGGCACGTCAGCTACGACCGAGGTGGCCGGCGCTCTCACCACATTGCGCGATCGCGCTCGCGATTTCGTGCGCAACGGCTGGGCGGGACAGCGAATCCTCGATGTTCTGACGTCTCATGTCATCGGTACGGGGATCATGACTGTCCCTAATACCGGGAACGACCGTGCCGATAATCGCTATCGCCTGCTTCGAGAAGAGTGGGAGGAGCGTTCGGATATCGAGGGCGTCCTTGATTATGGCGGTCAGCAGTCGCTCATTTTGAGGTCCATGGCCGAAGGTGGTGACAGCGTCTTGCGGATGCTGCCCATCAGTCTGTCGGATGCAGGCTCCAGCATTCCATTGCGACTTCAGGGGCTCGAAGGCGACCTCATCGATACGTCGCGAGATAGCCTGCTTGGCCGGGAAAGCAATGTCCGGCTAGGCGTCCAGATTGGCGAATGGAACTTGCGAGAAGGCCTCTACCTCCACTCAACGCATCCCGGAGACGGGGGTGTCTCGTTCGGAAGTGAGGCATCGAAGCTCGTTGCATGGAATGACCTTTGCCACCTGTATCGCCCTCTGCGCCTCGGCCAGCTGCGCGGTATTTCTTGGTTCGCACCCATCCTTCTGAACGCGAAAGAAATTCAGGATCTGATGGAGGCCGCCATCGTTCAGCAGCGAACGCAGGCGAGCTTTGCTGGCTTCCTCAGGCGCGCTGCAGGTGCAAGCAACCCGCTGGTACCGAAGAGGGAAGAGGATGGAACGAAGGTCACTCGCATCGAGCCAGGCCAGATACAGGATATTGGCGAGTCCGAAATCACGTTCGCAAACCCTTCGTCACAGTCCGTCTTCGGGGAAGCCTACAAAGCCGGTCTCTGGGCAATGGCTGCGGGCGCAGGCATTTCGTATGACCAGCTGACCGGCGACCTTACTCAAGCGAACTACTCGTCGCTGCGGGCGGGAAAGATCGAGTTTCGGCGACTAGTCGAGCAAATCCAGTGGCAGATCTTCGTTCCGATGGTTTGTCGAAAGGTTGATCGACGGTTCGCCGAATACGCCCTCATGTCTGGCAAGCTGCCTTCCCGCAAGGAAGGCTACCGAGTCGACCATGTCATGCCGGCAGTTGAACCGATCGATCCAAAGAAGGATCTGGAGGCCGACATTCTTGCCGTGCGTGCGGGCCGCATGTCGCCGCAGACCTTCATCTCGGCCTGGGGTCATGACTGGCGAAAGGTCGTCAGCGACTTCGACGCCTTCTTCAAGTTCGCCGATGCGAACAACGTACCTCTCGATATCGATCCAAGGCGGCCGGCGAACGGCGCCAGAACCAACGCCGGACCAACGGCGGAAGGAGCGCAGAATGACTAACATCATCCGCCTGCCGCAGCTCAGCCGCAATGCCGAGGTGAGGGCCGCATCGTTCAACGAGGCTGACAATACGATCGATGTTGTGTGGACGACAGGTGCTGCGGTTCGCCGTGTCAACTGGATCGATGGCGAGTTCGACGAAGAGCTTGTCGTTTCGCCGTCGGCCATCCGCCTCGATCGTCTCAATGCTGGCGCTCCGTTCCTCGACACCCATGGCACATGGAGCCTTGCCGATGTCATTGGCTCTGTGGTCAAGGGTTCGGCGCGTATAGAGGGCGGCGTTGGCGTAGCCAAGATCCGGCTTTCCACTGCAGCCGACGCGATCGACCGCGTGGCGAAAATCAAGGAAGGCAGCGTCACCAACATCTCAGTCGGCTACCGCATCCATGCGGTCGAAAAGACCGAGCGCGAAGGCCGCACCCCAGTGCATCGGGTGATCGATTGGGAGCCGTGGGAAATCTCCGCGGTTCCCATCCCGGCTGACCCCGGCGCGCAGATCCGGAGTGGTAAAGATGAAGGTGCGCTCTTCGCCTGCCGCGTCGATCCCGATCTTTCGACAGCAAACAGAATTCGCCGCATGCGCATGGAGATGCAGATGCGGCAACAGCAATTGGCAGGCTAGCGCAGGCTACCGCCATAAACCGCCTCGGCGGTCGCCCATCTGACGCCTTTGGGCAAGGCCCTTTCAAGGAAGATATCCATGAAGATGAAAACCGTACTGGCGGTAGCCTGCACGCTCGCTACCGCATTTGTGATGAGCTTCGGGCTCGTCTCCGAAGCCTTTGCCGCAATGCCACACGCTCCCGTCCATCTGGCCGCCTCGTTGGTCGACGCGGTTCGGGAATTTGGTCCGCACCTGGCGATCCCGCTCGTTGTCATGCGAGCCAATCTCGCCGATCTGCAGAAGCGCGCGACGGACAAGATCGCGGAGCTGAAGGACGATACGGCGCCCGATGCCGCCCGAACGATCCAGGCCGATCACAAGAAGTTGCTCGACGAGATCGATGCGCTGCAAGGCGATATCCGCAAGGCCGAGCAGGAAGAAGCAGCAGCAGGAACTGTAACGACTCCTGCCAATCCGACCGCCAACGTGGATGGTGCTCGCGCAGCTGACATCTACGACATCGGAACGCGTGCCGGAATGACCAATGAGGCCATCCAAGCTGCCCTCCGCAATGGCACTGCTGTTGACGCCTTCCGCGCACAGGCCTTCGACCACATGACCGCGCAGTCTGCCCGCACACCGACCAGCGGCGTTCACGTTGTTCGGGATGAAGCAGATGCCCGCCGCGCCGGCCTGACGACGGCAATGGCATTCCGCCTTGGCGGTATCGACCAGCCGACCGGGGACCAGGCTTCGCAGGCTCGCGGGTTCATGGACAACTTTGATGTTGTCGAGTTCGCGGCTGCCGCGATGGGTTATCGCGGAATGCTGCGCACCGTGCGCGAACGCGAAGAGATGCTGGAACGTGCGTTTCATGCAACCAGCGACTTCCCGGCAATTTTCTCCAGCGCCATCAACACCGTTCTGGAGCGGCGCTATGCGCTGGCGCAGCCAAGCTACCGCCGCATTTCTCGCCGTCGTGATTTCGTCGACTTCCGTCCGCACTACGCGGTCTCGGTCGGTGAATTCCCGATGCTCGAAAAGATGACCGAGTCCGGCGAGATCAAATTCGGCACGTTCGGCGAAGGCAAGGAAACTATCGCCGTCTTGCCATATGCGAAGGGCATCCGGGTTAGCCGTCAAATGATGGTCAATGATCGCCTGAATGCGATCGGCGAGCTTCTCGGCGGATACGGCAGAACGGTCGCTCGGTTCGAGGAAGTCACATTCTACGCCATGATGCTCTCGGCCAATACGGTGCTGTCTGACAATAAGGTTGTGTTCCACGCAGGCCACGCCAACCTGGCTGCAGCCGGCTCGGCCATCACCGTCGCCAGCATCGGTGTTGGCAAGGCGGCGATGCGCAAGCAGAAGAACCTCGACGGCGCGACGATGAACGTCCAGCCTTCCATTCTGCTCGTCTCGCCCGACAAGGAAACCGAGGCGCTGCAGTATCTCTCCCCGATCAATGCGAATGACTCCATCAAGGTCAACCCGCATGTCGGCACGCTCGATCCCGTGGTTTCGGCGGAGCTGGCCGGCAATGCATGGTACTTGTTCGCCGATCCGGACGAGGCTGCCGTCTATCAGTGGGGCCTTCTCGATGGCTATGGCGCTCCCCGCATTCGCTTCGACGAGCCCTTTGGCACGCAGGGGCAGGCCATGACCGTCGAGCACGACTTCGGCGTCGGTGCGGTCGGCTTCCAGGGCGGCTACAAGGACCCCGGCAACTAAGCCGGGCTCCCCCTTCCTTCCTCGCCTCATTGAGGCATTCCTGAAATCAAGAGGATTCAGACATGAAGAATTTGATCCAGCCGGGGAAGTCGATCGACGTCGCCGCGCCTGCCGGTGGCGTTATATCCGGCAACATCGTCGTCATCGGTTCGTTGGTCGGCGTTGCAGCATCAACGGTGGCGCAAGGCGAACTGGTGGCCATCTCCACCGAAGGCGTCTTCGAATTGCCGAAGGTTTCCGCGCTCGCCATCGCTACCGGAGACAAGGTCTACTGGGATGCTGTAGCCAAGAACGTAAACAAAACGTCGGCGGGCAATACGCTTGTCGGCATCGCTGTTGCGGATGCGGCAAACCCCTCCGCGACCGCGAAGATCAAGCTCGGCGCGACCACGGTTTAATCCGATGTCCAACATCTTTGAGCGGCTGGCAAAAGTCAGCCGCTCCACAGTCGAGCGCGTCCACGGCAAGGATGTGACGATCTTTCCGATCTCCGCGAAAGATCCCAACGCATCAAGGCGGCTCTCATCTTCCGAGGCCTCTTATCTCTCATCGGCATGCTTCTTCGAAAACACGCTGATCGAGAACGATGCCAAAGCGCAGCCGCTGACCGGCATGGGAAGGCTCGCCAATCGCGCGCTGCAGATTCAGGCGTCCATTCGCCTCATCGACGGCATGCCGCTCAGACCAGGCTTTTTCCTTCGCCGTGAGGAGGATGGAGCGATCTTTTCAATTTCTCGGTTTGACCCTGATGGGCTTGGGACGGTTCTGGCCGTTCTCGTAACCGAGCAAGCTTTGCCCGAGGCGTGAAATGCTGGCAGCTGAAGCCCTGAGACTTGCCGCAATCGAAGTCCTCAGACCCACTGCGGCGGTTGAGGCAGGCACGGGGTTTCCGACACTGGCGGGCTTGAATGTGCTGGATAGCCGCGAAGTCGCCGTCGAGGACATCGATCGCAGCAAGCCATACACGCCGATCCTCGTTCTTCACACGACGGAGGCCGGCGTTGCGCTTCGGGGCCCGCTGGCTTCGGCCGGTGATGTGAACGCAGACGCCGTGCTTGACGTGGTCGCCGAGCTGGCTGTGGTCGAGCGGGATGCTCAAAGCGAGTTTGCGTTTGTCGCGGAAACAGACCCGGAGTCACGTCTCGTTCTGGCCGCGCTCTGTGCGCAGGTTCGATATCTGCTCGAACAGAGCCAGGCGGGAGTAATGTGGCGGCGTCTGGTTCGGCGCATCATCAATATAGAGTATCAGTCGTTCTCAGCTCCGGATGTAGGATTGCGCCTTCAGCGCACGACGATGCGATTTCACTGCGAGATCCGCGATGACAATTTCGAGGTTGCGGGCCTGCCGGAACCTCTTGCAAGCGTCTACGCACAATTGCCGGCGCAGTCCTATGCGAAGGCCAAGCTTGCTGCGCTAGCAAGCCACTTTTCTCCAGACGTGCTTCCACCGCTGGATCTCGTCACCATCGATACCGGGCCGAACTCGCCCACCGCACAAGTCGATTTCACCTGATCATTCGGAGGGCCCGATGACCACTCTTTATAAGCCCCGCGAAGAGGGCTTGCGTATCCCTATGCCCGGCCAGCAGGGCGATTGGCCAGCCGATGGGCATCCCGTGAATTTCGCCAGTTCTTACGAAGCGCGGCTTGTGAAGTCTGGCGACCTCGTCAAAGTCGAAACCAAACCCGCGCCGAAGGACCCGGCCGGCAAAACCGGAGGCTCGAAATAAATGGCATCCAACATTCCTGCCAATCTGACGGCACCACTCTTCACCTTCGACGTGCAGAGCGGTGGCAACTTCGAGGCCGAGAACCGATTCATCATCCTCGGTCATGGCCTTGCGGGCGGTTCGCTTGCGGCCGACAGCATTGCGCTCTGCAACACAAAAGAGGACGCACGCCGTCTCGCCGGTGCTGGCTCGATGCTGGAATCCCAGTTCATCGCCGCCCGTCGAAATGCGCCGGCGCAGGAGATCTGGATTGGCCGCGTCGCCGATACGGGCACGGCTGAAATTCGCACCATCACGGTCGGCGCAGTTCCCGCGGCTGGTGGTCATGGCGTACTGCAGATTGCCGGGGAGTCTGTCTCGGTCGAGATCCCGGCCGGCGCTAACGCAAACGCTGTCGCGGCATCGCTCTCTGCCGCTATCAATGCCTACTACAATCGCCTGACTGGCCGGTCGCTTCCGTTCACGGCGACCGCCGCGACCAATGTCGTCACGATCACGGCGCGACACAAAGGCACCTATGCAACGGGCCTCGACATCTATGTGCCGGTGCTCGATACCGCCAACGCCTTTGCCGGTCTGTTCACCTTTGCCACCACGACGCCCGGCGCTGGGGTGCCGTCCGTGGCCAACGTCCTCGCGGCGATGAACGATGATCCCTTCGAGATCATCGTTTCGGCTTTCGGCGATGCAACCAACCTTGGTTTGCTTGACGCTTTCCTGAATACGGTGTCCGGACGCTGGTCCTATGCGCAGCAGCTCTATGGCCATGCGTTCTATCCGAAGGCGGATACCACGTCGAACCTCGCGACCTTCGCGCTGGCACGTGATACCTGGCACCTGACCATGATCCCGGCTCTGGCCGGCGGGGGGAACGGGACGCCCGACTATCAGTGGGTTGCAGCATTCGTGGCGAGGATCGCGCCGTGGCTTGGCGGTGGCGCCAACGGCGATGTGTCGCGCAACCAGACCGGACTTGTCGTTCAGGATGTCCTTGCCCCGCGCGACCGTACTTACTGGATGGACTACGCCACGCGCGACGCGATGCTGAAGAACGGCGTTTCCACCTGGTCGGTCAATCGCAATGGCGACGTGGCGATCGACAAGATCATCACCCACCAGCAGACGACGAACGGTGCGCCGGACACGACGTTCCGGGACATTCAGTCGGTCTATCAGGTGACATACGCGTTGAAGAAGTTTCGCGCCGACCTTGCCTTCGAGCATTCGAACAAGGCGCTGGCGCAGGACAATCCGGCTAACCTCGACGCGATCACCACGCCGAAGGATATCAAGGCGACGCTGTTCCATACGTACCAGTCGATGCCAGGTGTTCTGAAGAACTCGGTGTCGGTCCTGCCTTACATCGTCGTCAACATCGACCAGGACAATCCGAACCGGGTCAATGCGCAGCTGCCGATGGATCGCGTCAACGCCCTCGATATCCTCGCGGGTCTCGCCAACGTCTACAGCCAGTTCACGACCTCTGCAGCGACGGCGTCTCTCTGACGCCGTTTCCCTTCGCATCCTTTCGGCAACTCTCTTTTTAAGGGGCATATCCCATGGGTAATGATTTCGGCGGGCGCATGACGGTGCGCCTTTCTACCGGACAGACGCTATCGCTGCGCGGCACCCTCAACCTCAACCCGTCCGGTCAATCCAACGAAGCTATCGTCAATCAGGATGCCTCCGTCGACCGGGTCGGGACCGTGCAGGCACGACGCGCCGAACTGAACTTCTCGGCAAGGGCATCGACTATGATGCTCTCATGAAGTCGGATCGGTTCAACGTCACCTTCATCGAGGACTTCACCGGCGTGACGCACTACTACACGAACACCTTCGTGGTTGGCGATCCGCAGATCAATCGCATGAATGGCGAGGTCACCGGCTGCTCGATCTCGGCTGAAAACTACAACCGGGATAACGGCTGATGGCGAACGTCGAGGTTCCGCTTTCCAAGTCATATAGCGCTCATGACAAGCAGTTCTCGAAGATCACGCTTCGAGAGCCCCGCTATCATGAGATCTATATGGAGGGCCGTGGAAAGCCGCGCGAGTGGCAGCCTAGCCCGCATGGTCCTGTCGTCGTCACCTATCCTGCGGTCGTTGATTCTTATCTGCAACAGATCATCGTCGAGCCTGGCTACGATTGCATCGCGAATCTCAACCCGGTGGACTCTCTGGCTTTGGAGAAAGCAGTTCTCGATTTTTTTCCAATCTAGGCGACCTCGACAAGGTTGCCGACGGGTTGGTCTTCAAGTTCGGCTGGCCGGCCGAGCGGGTTGAGATGATGACCCCGAGCCAACTGTACTACTGGGCTTGGCGTCTCAAGGATTTTACTGAAAGGATCAAGTCGTGACGCGTACGGTTGAAGCGCAGCTGCGGATCTCCGCCGTCGACAAGACGGGGCAGGTGTTCAAGTCTGTCGCCGGCAAGATGGGCGAGATCAATCGTCGTGCCGACGCGCTCAATCGCCAGCAAAGCGCGCTGGCCCGAGGTTCGCAAGCTGCCTATGGGGCCATGCTCCGCTATGCCGCGCCCGCTGCTTTGGCTTATGGCGCCAAGCGGGCGGTGACCGATTTCGCAGCTGTCGAGCGACAGATGACGCGCATCGGCATCACCGCCAATGCCAGCGTCGAAGAAACCAATGCTGCCTTCACCCGACTCCAGGATATTTCCAAGCAGGTCGCTCTGCCGGTCGACGACGCGATCACGGCGCTCGATACGCTGGTGGCTTCGGGCCTCGACCTGAAAGAGGCGATGGATTTCCTGCCGTCCGTCTTGAAGACCTCGCAAGCCTCGGGTGCGGCGACGGAGGATATCGCCAATACCGCCATCAAGGCGGCTTCTGCGCTGAAGCTGGAAACCAGCCAGATGCAGCACGCCTTCGACATCATGGTAGCGGGCGGCAAGGCCGGTCAGTTCGAACTGAAGGATATGGCGACCTATATCCCGGATCTCGCCAATTCCTTTTCGTCGCTTGGTTACACTGGCGAGGACGGCCTGAAGAAGCTAGTCTCGATCCTGCAGACGATCCGCGAGGACACCGGGTCTGCTTCATCTGCGGCGACCTATGCGCAGAACGTCTTCGGAAAGATCTATTCGCAGGACACCGCGACGAAATTCTCGAAAATGGGTGTCGACCTCCGCAAGGAACTCGATGCAGCCCGCAAAAACGGCGAGGATACCGTTGCTGCCTTCGTCCGGATCTCGAAGGAGGCAATCGACGGCGATCTCAGCAAGCTGCCGTTGCTCTTCACCGATGAACAGTTTCGCCTTGGCATGCAGTCGCTGATGACGAGCGCCGACAGCTATGAAAAGTTCCTCAAGACAGTGAACAGTTCGGAAGTCGACGGCACGGTTTTCCGCGACCTGGCGCGCGTCACTGGCGACACGCAGTCCAGCATCGACAAGCTGTCGAGCAGCTGGGACAAGCTGATGAACAGCATTGGCAAGGGCGTCGCACGGCCCGCTGTTCCGGTCATGGATGCGATCTCGAAGGATGTCGATTACGGCGACGCGGTGCGCTCCTCGCTGAAGGATCAGGGTAAAGGCTACTGGGCGACGGAAACGTGGATGGCGATGAACCTTCCATTCGGTTCGTTTTCGCATAGCGCCGATGCGGACAAGCTGGCGTTGGCGGGTGGCTATCGCGATCCGGACTTTCTGCACCGGATGCGCCAGGGCCCGAACATGCCACAGGGGCCGCATATGCCGGAGTTTCCCGGCGGTGACCGCAATCTCGATCCTCGCAAGCTGCCATCTACAGGCGTGCCTATGCCTGGCGCGCGACCCTCGGTATCGCCTTCGATTGTGGATATTTATGGACAGTATGCCCGCAGCCGCATGACGGCAGAGCAGTCTTCCGGCGTGGGCCCCCAGGTCGCGGGAATGGCGTCGCCGATCGCTCCTGGACTGTCGTCGTGGATGGAAAAGTTTTTCCGCATGCCCTCGAAGGAAGAATTCCAGGATGCCCTGAAGGTCGATGCTACTGGTCTTAAGGAAGGTGGCGACGAAGCAAGGCAGAAGGTGGCGGACGGTGGCCGTGAGGCCAGCGATTCGATCAAGCAATCTGCAGCCTCATTGACCGAGGCCGGCAACAGCGTCAGCTCGTCCATTCTGGCAGCGGCGAAAGAGCTTGCTGCAGCGGTGTCGGGGCTCGCGCGGGCGGGCGCTTATAACAGGCCCGGCGTCAACGCGAACACGGGCCGCTCCATGCCGCCGCAGGCGGGTGCACCGGCTGGTGGCAGCGGCGGTGGTGGGTACTAAGGAGGCGTCATGCGCGACTGGACAAAAACCCTGCGCCGCGCCAGCTATCGTGGCGTCGAATTCTGGGTCGACTACGAGGACCTGTCCGGAGGCAAGCGGCTCGCCATTCACCAATATGCAGGTGGCCGGCAAACTCTTGTCGAGGAGCTTGGGCTTGCGACCACCGCTTACGGACTGACGATCTATTTCGTGAGTGACGTGGCGGATGCCGAGGCGAAGTTGTTCTCGGCTGCCATGCTATCCGATGGTCCCGGTTACCTGATCCTGCCGATCGACGGCGGGATGATGGCGACAGCACAAGACTTCCGCCGCTCGCGAGAGCAGCTGCGAAACGGCTACATCGGCTTCGATGTGACCTTCATTCCTTCTCTGACAGATGGTGGCCGGGCGCTGTCGATCGGAGATGTCAGTGCGGCAGTCGCCAGCGGTTTTGCTGCGGCCGCAGCCCAGTTCGCAAAACTCTTCTGATCTTAGAGGTTGATGATGGCGGCAGATAGAGACACGATCCTTTCGTGGCTGGCGGACCTTTCTGTCGCCATCGTCACGGATATCGACGATCTGGCAGATGTCTCGGCACGCATTGCGATGGCTCCGGATCTCGACGCCGATGCCTTCGCCACTGAGGCGTTGTCGCTGATGCGGGTGATCGCCGAGAGTGTCGACGAGCCTGCGGACTTCGATCGACTGGCCCAGCCTGTTGTTGCTGGCGGACTAACAGCCGATGCTATTGCCGTCATGGTTGGCTTGGGCTTGGCTGTCGCCGGTTGCCGTCCTGATTGGCCATCTCGGCCGGTGGCGCGCCGGGCTCGTTCTCGCGTTTCTGCTGCAGGCGAAGCTGCGACTGTCGCGATCGACAAGCTCGGCGGTGACGGTGCTGACCTTTACACCTGGTCGACATCGGTTACCGCGATTTCCGTTCGGGTGATTTCCGATCTCGCCGCTGATGCCGCGCCTGTAATCAAGGTCGAGACAGGCATTTCGATGCCGTCGACGGTGCTGGCTTACCAGCTCTACGGCGACGCGAACCGGGCCGAGGGGCTTGTCGATATCGCCGGCTCCGCAACGCCGTTCGTCATGCCCGTTCTGTTTGATGCTTTGGCCTCCTGATGCTTGAGAAGATCACGATCGACGGCTTCCCGCTTTTCAAGTCCGTCACCATCAATATGTCAGCCGAGGAGGCAGTGCGGACGGCGGAAGTAACCCTCGTGCCGCAGGGCGACGGCGTGCCAGTGGTGCCGGGGCTGTCGACCATTATCAAGGCTGGCAAGGATCTTCTGCTAACCGGTTACGTCCGTGACGTTCGTCCGTCGCATAGTGCCGACGAGCGATCGCTGACAGTGACGATCTGTTCGCGGACTGTGGATGCGACAGAGTGTTCGGTCGAGCACCCAACTGGCGAGGTGTTGGAAAAGGACCTCGCAGCGATCGCCAAAGAATTTGACGGACTCGGGATAGGCGTGGAGAGCGATGGCACCTTGCCGACAGAGCCGCGCCACAAGCTGCATGTCGGCGAGACATTGTTTTCGACGATCGAGCGACGCGCACGCGGTCGCGGCATCCTGATCTACGATACGCCAAAGGGAAAGCTGAAGCTCGCGACGAAGCCCGAGGGAACCCATCGCGGAGGACTTTTTTGGGGCGTCAATATCGAGCAGGCATCATCAGAATTGACCGAGCGCGGTCGCTACAGCGCTGTCAAAGTGCGTGGCCAGGCCAGCGAAGGAACTAGCAAGCAACAGCTCCGGGCGGAGACAACGGCCCGCGACGTGAGCGTGTCCCGCCCGCGGCCACTGATCCTGCCCCATGAGGGCGAAACGACTGTCGATCGCCTGAAAAAGCGTGCCGACTGGGGCGTCAAGCGCGGTGCAGGCTTTGCCTCGACCGCCACTATCACCGTCACCGGATGGCGCGACGAGGGCGGGATGATCTGGAACCGAAACTGGCTCGTCTATGTCCGTGACAGCTGGATCGGCATCGAGGGCATGATGGTAATCAAAGCAGTCTCGCTCACGCAGGACAGTGAAGGGCAAGGCACAGTTGCCGTTCTTTCACTGGCTGATCCTCGTGCGCTTGGGGGAGAGAACCCGCGTGGCAAGACGGCCGGTGCCTATTCTGCGCCCGGTGCTATCTCGGTGGAGTACGAAGACGAATGATCGGCAAACGCATCGAACTCGACGGCAACAATGTGGAGAAGGGCGGGCAGCAGTTCGTCACTGGCCGAGCCCTCAAGTCCGACGGCTATACGAACATCCATCGGATTGAGCCGCACGGATTTTCCTCCATGCCGGTCAAGGGAGCAAAAGCGCTCTTGGTTGCTCCGAACGGTGACGCGGATCAGGCTTTTGTTTTCGGGGGAGAGCATCCTGGATTGAGGCCATCCGATCTGCCTAGCGGAGCGACGGCCATCTACGACTCGAGCGGAAATATCATCAAGCTCATCGGATCGGGGATCGTTATCCAGTCCGGCGGCGTGAAGATGGTCATCTCTCCGGATGGCGTGGCCATCACCGGCGGCACGATCACCCATAACGGCAAGAACATCGGGGACACGCATATCCATGGCGGCGTCGTTCCTGGTGGCGGCACGACAGACGTTCCTGTCTAAGGTGGACTTAAACCATGCTGAAGATCATTCCGGTCGACGACGCCGAGGAGTCATACCGCGCACCTGATCTCGGCTGGGACGGTGCCGTCGGCGACGTCATCCTCAATCCGCTCTCGCATCCTGAGGCGCCTGGCGACTTGCGTTCTGAACAGGGTCTCGCGACACAAGTGCTGATCTGCCTGATGACCGATCGGCGGGTTGAGCAAAGTGAGCTGCGAGACGGTGACGAGAACCGCGGCTGGTTTGGCGACAGCTTTGACATGATGGAAGGCGAAACGCCGCTCGGCTCCCGCCTCTGGCTGCTGCGCCGCTCGGCGCTTTACCCCGGAATCGAGGTCAAGGCCGAGGACTACGCAAGAGAAGCCTTGCAGCCGCTGCTCGACCAAGGCGCCGCCACACGGGTGGAGGTGACGGCCATCGCCGGCAGCAACCGCCTCGACCTGTCCGTCTCCCTCTACGGGCAGAACGGCTCGCATGTCTACAACTCGCAATTCGAACTACTTTGGAGACAGATTGATGGCGTGGCAAATCCGCTCGCTCCCTGATGCTTCTGCTCGTGTGCGAGGTGCGTTCCGCAAGTACATGCCAGGAACAGACTCTGCGCTTCTGAACAACTTCGTGACTGTGCTCGGCAAGGTGCTTGCCGGCATGGCGCACGAGTTTGAACTGCGCATGGCTTGGCTCGCCAAACAGATGTTTCTTTCCTCCGCGACGTCGGAGCAGTTCATCATCCAGCTTTGTTCCGATGTAGGCATTTATCGAAAGGCGGCTTCCAAGGCGACCGGGCTTTCAGTGACAGGTACGGGTTTGCCGGAGGCGACCTACCCGGCAGGTATTCGCTTTATCTCGGGTAGCAACACCTATCTTTCGTCCAATCCTGCGACGGCGGACACGCTCGGCAATGTGAGTTTTCCGGTCGTTTCCGAGACGGTCGGAGCGACAGCCAACCGCGACGCAGGCGGTTTGCTCGCTCTGGCAGACCCAGTTCTTTATCCGGAGCTTTCCACCATCTGGACGGTTGGTGACGCAGGGATCGGCGGTGGCGCCGATGTCGAGAGCATCGAAGAAATGAAGGCGCGCGGTCTCTACCGCAAGCAGAACCCGCCAGGTGGCGGCAAGCTGACAGACTATGAAGATGTCGTTCTGTCGGTTCCCGGTGTGCTCAAGGCTTGGGCTTTCCGTGATCCTTATGCGCCGGGGTTTCTTGTCGTCCTCTTCCTGTTCAAGGGTCGGCCCAATCTCATACCAACGGCGGGTGACGTCCTGGTCGTGCAGTCGGCGATCGATGCGAAGCGACTGATCAGGATCGATGACAGTGTTGCAGCAGCTCCCGTCGCTTTTCCGATCGATATCACCATCAACGGTCTTAGGAGTGACACGGCTGATGTGCGCGCGGCAATCGCTGCCGGGCTGACGGACATGCTTTACGACAGAGGCAGGCCCGGCATTGCTGGCGACACCTTCACCCTGTCCTTGTCGTGGATTGAGGAAGCCATCTCGACGGCAACCGGAGAGGATCGACACGTGCTGGCGTGGCCGCTCGACGACGTCACTTTGACCAACGGGAAGTATCCAGTCCTCGGGGCAATCACCTATGGCGCGTAACAGTTATCAAAGCGTCGTCACCACAGTCGGGGCTTCACCGGCGGGAGTGATGGCGCTTCCCGATCCCTATGACGCATTGGCGAGCCCTGAAAACGACGACCTGCTCGGTGCATCGTTGTCGATGTGGCCGACTGGTGCAGCCTGGGGCACGCCGGACGGGCAAGCGATGTCGCTTTCGTCCACACTTGCCGGGCTGACGCGCGTCATGGTTGACGGCTTCGTCTGGCTCTATGGCCGCGCATGGCAGCTTGCGCGACAGGCGACGATGTCCGGCGTCAGCGAGACGCTTCCCGAATGGGAAAGGGACTATGGGCTGCCGGAGTCTTGTTTCGTTGGCACCCAGACGACAGCACAACGGCTGCAAGCGCTGGCCCGAAAGGTATCCGGCATACCCACCTTAAACCCGGCGGAGTTCGTAACGCTGGCGGCGGACTACGGCTTCACAATTGAGATCGAGGAGCCGGCGCTCTTCCGCTGCGGTTTTTCCGAGTGCGCGAGCGGCCAGCATGTCGGCGGTTACACCGACGAAACCTTTTGGATTGTCCGCGTTCCAGGACAGGGCATCTCCTATTTCGAGGCTGGCGCCGGGCGGTGTGGCGACGATCTCTTGTTCTCCTTGGGGGAGACAGCAGAACTCCTCTGCCTGCTTCGCAAATACGCTCCCGCCTGGAGCCTGCCAGTGCTCGGCGAATGGGTCGAAACGGCGCCGCTCGTTGACGAGAACGGCACGCCGCTGACCGACGAATACGGCAACGAAATTCTCATCACCCTTTAATCGCAAGGGATATCCCGCATGCAATATATCCAGCCTTTCGGAAACCCCGACACGAATGCATCCTATATCGACCGCAACAGCTCGGCTGGCCAAGCTGGTTCGGCGGTGCCGGCCGCTGCCATCGAGCATCCTATGCGCGAGATCGCCGCTGTCATCGCAGCCGGCGGCTTAACGCCGTCTAGGGCCGACTTGACGCAACTGCTGCAGGCAATCCAGCATCTGATTTCGGCGGCGACCGGTGGTGGTGACACGAGCAATTTCGTGCTGATGCCGCAGGCGCGGGCTCGCCTGCCGATCTTTCCGGAAGTGTTGACATCTGATGGCATCATTCCGGTCATCTCGCCGGCGGCCGGCGCCGTTCGGGTACCTGCAGGTTATGATTTTCTCCATCGCGGCATCTATGTCACCACGACGGCACAGACCGACTTCGCGACGGTTGCCAGTAAAACCTACCATCTGCGCTGGCGGTTATCGGGTGGCTTTGTCCTCAAAGATCTGGCGGATGTGGCCTACAATCCCTCAGCTGCGGCGGAGACTGCGGTCACCTTCGATTCGACATACGACGACATGTTAGTGGCGCGCGTCGTGACCTCCGCCGGTAACGTGCCGACGATCACCAATCTCATCAACAAGAACGTTTTGACGGCAAGTGGCGAGGCATTGGCTCCTGGTACGTTTGGAGCGGGTTTCGGCAGCTGGGAAGATGCGACTATGCCCTCGGCGATTGTCAATTTCACGCCCGTCGCAATCAACTTTGCTCGTAGGCCGGATGCGTATCTCTCGGCCTTCAACGACTTCTGGGTCAAGGATACGACAGTCGCGGCCGATGAGCGTAACGTTGGCGTTCGTGCTCGCAACCGGTACCAGGTTGAGCTTTGGGCGCAGGGGGATAGTGACATGCGCATCGCCTGGGCAGCGAGGGCGTGACCATGGGAAAAATAATCTCGGACCTGAATCCGACCATTTCCCCGTCGCGTACGCACGAACTGGCGGCGATGAAGGACAACACCACTGTCAAGCTGTCGGTGGCGCAAATTATCGGTCTCATTATCAAAGCCGATTTCATTTCGAAGTTCGGGGCGGCGGACGTCACCTTCGCGCCGGCCGGCACTATAGCAGCGGCGAATGTGCAAGCGGCACTTCAAGAGCTCGACAACGAAACTCAAGCTGCGCTTTCCGCGCTTGGGCTTGCGAGGGTTGGCGTCGTCAAGACCCAGGTCTTTAACGCGTCCGGCACGTACACCCCGGATTCTAAGCTTCTTTACGCAGTAATCGAGTGTATCGGTGCTGGCGGGGGCGCTGGCGGTGCAGCTAATAACACTCAAACCGGTGCGTGGAATGCCTCGGGCGGTGGAGGTGGCGGTGCTTACTCTCGTAAGACTGTGACAAAAGCGACCATTGGCGCCTCACAAGCCGTTACCGTGGGTGCGGCGGGTGCCAATGGCGCGGCAGGAAATAACAATGGCAACAATGGTGGAGCCTCAAGTGTGGGCACCTTGTGTGTCGCAAACGGCGGTGGGGGTGGTTTCGGCGCAGCGGATGGCGGTGCTGGCGGTTCCGGCCCCGGAGCGAGCACAACAGGCGCAGTTGGTGATATTACTTTGCAAGGCGGTAACGCTTCAAATGGTCGAAACGGGTCTGTCTCCGCATTCTTCAACGCTGGCGGTTTTGGCGGTGCCTCTCCGGTATTCGGAACGCAGACCCCAAGCGGCCCACCGGGCACACCTGGTTCCGCAGGTCGGACGCCTGGTTCAGGGGGTAGTGGAGCGTCCAGTTACAACAGCGCCGGAGCAAATGCTGGCGGAGCCGGATTCGCGGGTATCGTCATCATTACCGAATATTGCTACGCGTAAGAGGTCGCGCCATGTTCTATTGCAAAGTTGAAAATGGGGTCGTGACGAACCGGGCGGTGTTCGATGAGGAGATGCCGGACGATTGGCCCGACCGCGATACCTGGCATCAGGACGACGAAGCGCAGATCGGATGGGCTTTCGAGAACGGCGCATTTGTTGTTCCGACTTCGGAGCCTCCCACGCTTGACGATCTAAAGGCGTCGAAAGAATCGCTGACGAACGCCAGGGTCTCCGCCTTTTTGAACCAGGGCGCACCGGTTTCCAATAGCTTGCACGTTGCTCTCGACGACAGCAGCCGAGCCGACATGGGCGCCATGGCAACGACAGCCCTGGCGGCCGCTGGCGGCGCAGTGCCGTGGCCCGACAGCTATGTGCAAGGCTGGATAAGCATCGAGAATACTCGCATACCGCTTCCCACACCATCAGATGGGCTCGCATTGGCGGCTGGCGTCGGTGACTATTATGCACGGATTCGCCAAAACGGACGCACTTTGAAAGACGCGGTCATGGCGGCTGCGACTGAAGAAGCGCTCGCCGCCGTCGACCTTGATAGCGGCTGGCCGATAACCAACTGAGAGTTCAAGCCATGTTCTGGAAAATCTTCCGGCTCGCGCCGTTCTCGGTCGCGGCCTATCCCTTCCTTATGCCTATCTCTTGGCTGGTGACGCTGACCGCGTGGGCTCTGTCCCGGTGATATCAGGCATCTCCATGGCAACCGGTAAGAAGGAGGTCGGCGGCTTGCTCGCCTATCTCTACACCCACGACGCCAGCCTCGATGGCGGGATAGAGCAGTCGATCGACGGCTACGATCCGAGCGCCAAGGGCTTCAAGCTTTGGTGGCAACGGGTCTGCTGGATCTGCCGCAATCCCGGTGGCCGGTTCAATGGGTTCGTGCTCGGTTATCTTTCGGACGGCTCAAAGCTGATCTTCAAGAGCGGCGAGCCTTACCCGCCTGTGTCCTACTGGACCGTGATCGAACTGAAGAGCGGTCGCCGCATCTTTGGCTATCGGCACAAGGGCCGTTGGTTCGGGTGGAGCACGAAGCCATTGCGGGTCGCTATCTGCTCAAGGCCAAGCCTCTCTAACACCCAATACAATCTGGAGCGTCCTATGGACCGCAAGCATTTCTTCGGTGCTGTGCGAACGTCGATCTTTGGCGGCTCGCTTACGTCATTTCAAGTTCAGGGGATGGAAGCGCTGCTGGATGCCTGCGCCGAGTTGCAGGTGCCCGATCAGCGCCACGTTGCCTATATCCTCGCCACCCCAATGATCGAGACCGGCGGTTCGTTTGTGCCTGGCGTCGAAAGCCTCAACTATTCTGCCGCGGTGCTGAAGAGCAAGTTCTCGGGCCGCATATCGGCCGCGGACGCCGACCGCTTTGGACGAACGTCACAGCATCCGGCGAATCAGCTCGAGATCGCCAATCGCATCTACGGCAGTGACTGGGGTCGCATGCATCTCGGCAATAACGCAAGCACCGATGGTTGGACGTTCCGGGGTCGAGGGCTTTGCCAGATAACCGGCCGCGCGAACTACGCCAAGTTCGGCGTGGTTAGTGATCCTGATCGTGCCGCAACCCTCCCGACAGCAGCCATCATCATGGTTCGCGGGATGCGCGACGGATCGTTCACTACCAAGAAGCTGGCCGACTATTTGAATGACGCTGGCACGGACTACGTGAACGCTCGCCGCATCATCAATGGCCTGGATCGGGCGCAGGAGATCGCCGCATATGCAAAGAAGTTCGAGGCAGCGCTCCATGATTAGCTACATCAGGCGCAGCACCCTCAAGCGTGAGGCGTCCTCAATTCTCATGCTGTGGCTGCTCGGCATGTCGACCTATGTCATCATCGTCAGCAGCGAGCCGATCAAGGTTCAGATCCTTGAGAGTTTCATCTATCCGATCGGCATCATCTTCGCCGGTGCGTTCGGTCTCGACTGGATCAGCAAGCAGACGACAATCGCCGGTCCCAAGGCGACCAAGAAAGATGAGGGGGCGGGTTGATGCTTGCGTTTCTCGCCAGCCCATTGGGGAAGATCGCCGGGGTTGCTCTGATCGTCGCGGCAGCTTTCCTCGGCTTCCGCTTGTGGCTCTTCTCGCACGATAAGGCGATCCTCTCTGGATATGTCCTGCTGTCCGAGAAGACAGCGGCGGATGCAAAAGCCGCCGAGATGGAACGACAGCGCAACGCTGCCTCCCAGGCGCTGGATGATCACCGCAAACGGCTGGCTGCTGCCGAGGCTTCCGAGCAAGCTGCCAAAGATACCCTCGAGAACGAGATCAAAGCCTATGAGCTTCAGCTATCCGAGAAGAACCGTGCTTGCCTTGCTGATGCTGCCGATCGGGATTTCATCCTGCACCACTGAGCGCCTGAACAAGGCAGTGACGGCTCAGGGCCAGATCCAGGCCGGCATTGCCTTACCTGAATGGCCTGATGACTGCCGGAAGCAGGAGCCTCATGCTTCGATTGAGGTTGGCTCTGAATTGCGGTCGGTGCTTGTTCGGGAACGAGGCGCGCTCGATCGGCAGAACGCTCGGACAGGGCGCTGCGCGGCCTTATACGAAGACATCCAGACGAAGTTCGGCACTCGCTGAACCCATAGCATTTGCATTTGAAGGGGCAGGGGAATTGACGCCAACGGACGAAGGTACGATGCATCGCGAGATCGGCATGCTAACCGCAAAGGTCGACATGATCCTGGAGGGTATCCGGCGATCGGAAGAGAAGGCGGACGTCAGCCGCGCCTCGACGCATCGGCGCATGGATGAGATTGTCGACCGCGTAAGTAAGATGGAACTCTCTACGGCATCAGTTCAAGACGACGTGAAGGAAATGAAACCAACCGTCGAGGAAGTTCAGCGCTGGAAGCTGATGGGTCTTGGGGCGCTCGGCGTTATCGGTATAGCCGGTGTAGCGCTCGGCGTGACGTTCGCAGATGTAATCCGTCGCGTCTTGATGGCTGCTTTGGGCCGGTGAGTATCGAGAATTTACTGCTATTGGTAGTTGATTTTATTAGAACCACTAGCGCACTATGCGGATACATCGATAGGGGGTTTTGATGTTTCGTACTCTTCCGCTGGCAGCAGCAATCATTTTCGCGACAACTTTCCAAAGTCAGGCTGGCCTTCAAAGCTGGTCTGTCGAAAAGGAATCCGATCCCTTCTCGGGCGGCGAGAGTGTTTCGGTGAACTTCATGACAACCTTTCGCTCCGGCGTTCTCGTGCTTTGCGACAGCGCCAAGAAGGGTCTGAGGGTTCGTGCAATCCCGGGATTCGATTACGATCAGCGTCTCGCTGATTTCAAGCCGACGATGAAATTTGCATTCGACGGAAAGCTGCTCTTCACCGCTGAAGGCGAAACGGGTTCAGTCGGTAATAATCTCGCTGCATCCGAAGTCGAATTGGAAGGTGATCAGGCCAAGCTGTTTGTCGAGGCGTTCGCTTCAGCGAAGAAACAGATCGCGATTGATGACGGCATTGCCGATAAACCGCACCTTCTGACCGCCAAGGGTTCAACTACGTCTGGCTCTGCGATTGTTTCCTGTATCGAAAAGCAGGGTACCTCTTCCTGATAGTCGCACCAATCGTTTCGGCGATCGGGGTGCCATGTCTTGGCGAGCCCTTCCGCAAACGCCAACCAAAGCGTTGTCTTGTCATCTAATAGACAAATTAGAACAATCTTAAAAACGAGTCTTGACTGTCCGGATTTAATGCTCAACTGATTCGGCCAGAGGTGACGGGATGACTGAATACGTAGGTGAACATATCTCAATCCGCGACGTGTTGGTGTGCGTCGAGAAGCGCCAGGGCATCAACATGCGCCGGCACTGCACGCTAAGCGATCTGGCCTACAGCCTGCTTTACCGGTGGCCGGAAGATCATCGTGGCAAGGAATGGGTGGTTGCGCAGACCATGTGCCTTGAGGCGATGGAAGGGCACAGAGATCCAGAGCAAGCACGGGCGGCTTTCGTAGCCGCAGCGTTGGCCGCTGAGATGCTGATGGTCAAGGAAGAATACATACAGTTACGGGGCGAGAGGCGTCCCAAGGCCAATCGCGGGCAGCGGTCGCTAGACACACGGCCGTAAGCCATTGGCTGCCAGCAGCCGATCATAATAGTCCTCGACCTTCCGCATCGCCTCCCGGCCTTGGGCTTCATAGCCCTGATGCGGTAGCAGCCTCTTAGCCACTCTCGGCCCATGAGCCGACCAGAGCCACTTGCCTTTCATCGGGCCGTGCGGCTGCTTCTGAATTCGCCCAACGTCAATCTCCCCGTCAACCCCGGACCAGTCGTTATCGGTCGGCACGTCGTTGTCGTCGATCTTCGTTCGGCGCCATTTATATTTCGGATCGTAAGTGCTCATGGTCCGTAAATCTGTGAGACATCACGAAAGAAACGGATAACTATCAAAAGGGCATCTATGATGCCTCACAATTCTGCAACGTCATGATTTCGCTTACTTGTCGCACTCCGGCATGGGGCGCCATCTAAAGTGCCCTAAGACGGAAACATCTTGTCCAGTTCAGCATCAGCATCTTCGATGATGAGGTCAATCTGCAGTGCACTTCTCCGAGCCATTGAATAGAGATCATCAAGGCGCGAGTAACGAGAAGAGTAGGTATCAAAGGCAATCACATCGAGGAATGGATTGTTGTCGTCGCCGGTCCTAAGCCCTATAGAAATGCCTTCTGTTTCGTCCTCGGGTTCCTGCCACTTCCATACATGCACCCGGAATTTCCCGAATTCGGTTTTGTATTGTGTATTGGGTCCGGGCATCCACCTGATCGAGCCGTCGCGCGTCTTGTCGGACAGCTTTGGGATGAGGTCTTCAAGCGTTTTCAATTTGAATCTCCTTCCGACTTTTACCGGAAACCGCGCTTTCCCAAAGGGTCACTTCGGAAAGGAGGTCGTCTATAAGTCTATTTGCCGCTGTTTGGCTGAATTTCGGGTGGCTGATCCTGCCCCACTCGATCTGCTTATCGATTTTTCCTAGCGTTCGTTTAAGCGAATCAAGACTGTCGGCGTCCAAATCCCTAGAATTCGCGTGCAGTCTGAGTGTCCGCTTAATCGGAATGAATACGACCTGTGCAAGTCCATAGTCTCCCCGCTGAACGAGATGTGTAATGGTATTCATCTGAGCGCTTAGATAAGCGAGGTTGACGCTATCGACGTGCGCAGACAGCCTATCTACGGCGTGCTTCACATGCTCCGAGGCGCTCTTTAACTTGAGCAGCTGCCAAATTGTAACGCCGAGGCCCAAAACCCCTAGGACGAAGCCAACCCATCCGAGGACGCCCAACGTCTCGTCTGCGAGCGCGAGACATGCAATATCGTATTGTTTGCAAACGGAAATGTTCATTAAGTTAGACTTGCTGAGTGCGTTTAGGATGCATATCAGACTGCTATGCCCGCTCCAAGCGCAATGTTATCCCCACAAAGAGGTCGGCGATTTTCCATCAGCCCCTTGCCATGTTGATTTTTGTAACCTACTAGTAGGGAAAGAAAATCAACATGGCGGAAAAAGCATGATTGTTGAAACCAGCATTGTACGTGACGAGTGGAGTGTAGATGCGCGCCTTGTTGAGCTTGGCCTCGACCGGCATCTCCTTCTTGAGGTGCGCGATGTGGCGCGGAGCGCGGCGTCCAACGCTACAGATTTTCATCCAGCGAATGCTGCTGGCACATTCGCTTATCAAGAGGGATCGTGGGGCCTGCGGGACCGCTTTGTGGGCGAGGAGTGGGAAGTCGATCGCAGCGAGGGTATCGAAGCCATTCGCAACACGAAGCGTGGCCTTCGGTTGGTTTTTTCCAACGTGGACATCGCCGCTCACGATGAAAAAAAACCCAAGCCGCGCTCGCCAAAAGGCGCTGGCGCAGAACGGGCATGCATGGGCAACCTTTTCGGCGTTGATTTGCCCGAGTTTGCCAAGCTCGAAGCGGATGGCCTTGCTACGTACTATCTGATGGTCGACGAGCGCGGCGCTGCGGAGTTGACGCGTCCCGTCGTGGAGGGCCGGACCTTCAGTGCTTACGTGGAGCGCATCTATCTCTCCGATGGCTCTGACATGGAACTTGACAAACTTGCTCTGGATGATGGAGAGCGGGCAGACGATTTCGATCCGTTCGTGATCGCTCGAAGCTAGTCGGGAACGGGAATGTTCAACAGTAAAAGGCTATGTCTCGCCAGAATGCGTCGGCGGCTCACGGCAAAGGGCTTAGCCGACCTAACCAAGCTGTCAGCGATGACAATTACGCGTCTTGAGAAGGGTGACAATCAGCCCGATGAGGGTACAGTCGCTCGCATCGCCGCTGCGCTCGCCTATCCGGTAGGTTTCTTTTACGCAGACGACCCCGAAGAACTCAACACCGAAGCCGTCAGCTTTAGAAGCTTGACGAAAATGAGCGCCAGGGAACGTGATGCGGCGATTTCTGCTGGGTCGCTAGGACTGCAGCTTAGCGAATGGGTTGAGAAGCGTTTTTCCCTTCCAGCACCTAACCTATTGGACCTCAGCTACGAGACAGACGTTGAGGCTGCCGCTAGATCACTGCGAGAACATTGGGGTCTAGGTGAGAAGCCTATAGGAAATGTGATTGGCCTGTTGGAAACACAGGGCATTCGCGTTCTCTCACTCTCCGAAAATACCAGGACAGTCGATGCCTTTTCGTTTTGGCGAGATGAGCGCCCGTACATTTTTCTGAACAATTTCAAGACTGCTGAGCATAGTCTGTTCGACTCTGTGCATGAGCTAGGTCACCTAGTCTTGCATCAGCACGGTGGTCCACAAGGAAATTCGAGGGTTGCCGAGCGTGAGGCAAACGCTTTCGCCTCTGCCTTTTTGATGCCTGCGAACGACGTTCGTGCCAGAGCGCCTCGTTTCATCGATACGAGCGTTGTGATCAAGATGAAGTCGAGATGGCGAGTTTCGGCGATGGCCATGGCGTATCGCCTTCATGTTCTAGGGCGCCTGTCCGAATGGCAATATAAATCCATATGTATCGAACTGGGGAAGAGGGGATACCGAAACGGAGAGCCGAACGGTATTCAACGCGAAACTTCAATTGTCTGGAAGAAAGTGTTTGCTCAGCTTTGGCACGAGCGCGTTACGAAAAATGATATCGGTAGGGAACTTGGAATCCCCCTAGACGAACTCGATGGCCTCGTGTGGGGTCTAACGGGCATATCTGCGCCACCCCCTAAGGCAAGAGCGCTATCTGCAGTTTAACGGGCCGATTGCGGACCGTTTCAATGGACAGAAGCGGAACAGGCGCGAACAAACAAGATGCGCCTATCCCGGTTTTGCTGGGTTTTGCCGAAGCCGTCGACGTTCGGGACGGGAGGCTATCGCCGTGGCCGCTTGCTTTCTATGATTATCAAGTGGAAATTGTCGCGGGAAATTCAGAAGAGAAAAATTTGCTATATGAAGCCATTTCAGTGGACCTGCCCTTTCTGCAAGCATCACCAGGTTGCGATAGACGACACGAGCCACCACCAAGTCAGCATCTTAAGGGTCGGCCAGACGAAGCACGGCCATGTTGGGCTTGAGGTGTCTGCGCTGCGGTGCGTCAATCCCGCCTGCAACGAGATTTACGTGAAGGCGCAAATGGGGCCGTTGAGATCAAACCCGAACGGCATAATGCAGATAGCCACTCCTATACAGAGTTGGAATCTCCGGCCTGATAGTTCGTCGGTGCCTCAACCGGACTACATTCCAAGGCCGATCAGGGAAGACTACTATGAAGCGTGCCTCATTCGGGATACGAGCCCCAAGGCATCGGCGACACTAGCGCGGCGTTGCCTACAGGGAATGATCAGAGATTTCTGTGGCATAACCAAGTCACGGCTTGTTGATGAAATCAAAGAGCTGAAAAGGCAATTGGATGACGGCCATGCCCCGAAAGGGGTTGAGCCTGAGACGATCGAAGCCATCGACGCAGTCAGAGGCGTCGGGAACATCGGCGCCCATATGGAGCGCGACATCAATCAAATTGTTGAGGTCGATCCAGGGGAGGCGCAGGCGTTGATCGACCTTTTAGAAATGCTTTTTGAGGAATGGTACGTTGCACGCGAAAAGCGGTTGGAGCGACTTGCTAAGGTAAAACAAATCGCTGCCGAGAAGGAGGCCGCCTTGGCTGAAGGCAGGGCTACGTCTCAAGATCGAGGACAGAAATAAGCTGGTTCGATTTCTTAATCGCATCGAAGGCGTTGTTTTAGTCCAAAAGATACTGATACTTCGTTAGATATTCCCGCGCCCAAGGCTGCATAATATAGGGGAACGCCCCGAACGGCGCGGATATCGAGGATGCTCGAGATAAGATCCTCTTATGTTCAAGCAGGCTTACAGTGCCATTTGACAACTGCGCTGAGACTGAGGCTTCTCCGTCGTGAATAAACCGTCGTAGGACAATCTTTTCATCTGCCGTCAATTGGCGCAGCAGCCCCTTGTTTGCTTGGATGAAATACCAGTCCCAGATAGGGCGTTTCACCAAATCCCAAATTGCCCAGGCGAAATTGGTAAGGAGGGCGGCAGCAGATAGCAGGAGAAAAACACCAATCCAGATCCGATAGGTATTTCGAAATTGATCTATCCCTAGCGCCCCGGCATAGGGATCCGGCAGAAACAGGATTAAGGCCGTCGTTATGAGGATTGGCAGCGCTACCCTCGAACTGATCTGATGTGTTAGCGAAAAGATGTTCGTCAGCCAGTCCGGCATATGAGTCCCCGTGATCGTCCCTGATCAAGCGCTATCATACAAAGTCAATTGATCACAACCGAGCTTGCCAAGCAGGAAATTGGGGTTCGACTATATAGCGCGCGCTGAGCCCCAAAATGGGCCCCGAATTGAGCCACAGATTCGTTGTAGTGGGGCCAATTATTAAAGAAAAACAATTAGCGCATTCAAAGTTAAACCCTCTTCACCAGCTCCAATCTTGGGTCGAAGGCGTAATGGCATTGTTCTGCCATGCCATGCAGCGGCGTACAATGCGGGACTGCGCGGATGGCAGCGCTGAGCGTTCAGGAAAACTGGTGCTTCCAATTAGTAGGGTCAGGTCGGTGGTCCAATCACGCAGGCTGCTGGGCGATAAGTGCTCAACCGTTCCTTTTGGGTATCGCACCGGGAAGTCCCAAAACTTGGTCGGAACTAACCCCAACGTAAGTCATGCGAGCGTGTGGCGCCTTTCGTGATCTTTCGCGCATAGCAAGAAAGGTGACGTTGGTAATTCGATGAGAAGTGGTAACATGCTTTCCTGAGCACTTGGCTTCTGAGGGGGAGGGAGAATGGTTCCTCAGCTAAAACGGCACATATGGGTTATGGCGATGATAACCGCCACCACTCCATTTTTTTTCTCATCGCCAGCCCAAGCTTTCGTCGACCCTGTGACTGTAGGGATGGGAATTAGCGTCGTCCAAGGCATCGTTTCGATGGGAAACAAGGGGCCGGATCTCAATCTTGAGGCCACCCTCGCGTCATTGGAAATGTTGCGTGCCGTGCACAAGCGTCTGAATGGCATCGAGAAGGGGATCGAGACTATAATCGTTCTAGTTCAGGATTTGCCCGAGCAGACCAGAGAAATCATGAACGAAGATCGAGACATCTCCAGGTCGGAGACCGTCTTCGGCCAGCTCGACACAATGCACGGGCTCATTGATTCACTGAAGCGCGCGAAGGCTGAGGGCAAGAAGGCAAGGGCTTCGCAGCTTCAAGCAGATATCCGAACGCTTATGCTCAATCTTCGAAGCGAACGGAATGCGCTATTCAGGCGAAGTGATTTCGTCGTCCCGACAATATCAAGTGCAATGCTCATCGAAATAGCAGCGGCGCGGTCAATCAACGAGCCTGACGAAGAGATAAGCGTTATCGTTTCCGAATATGACCAGAGGTTTCGGCTGGCTGAGGGCGCAACCGTCGGAAGCCTCGTATCAATCAGAGGGCAACTTGAGGGCACACAATCGGCAGAAGAGAAGCTCATCATGGAGAGAGTTTCAGGTAAGAAGGATTCTGTAATTGAAGACGGATCTTACCCTTGGATGAGCTTCGTAAGAACAGTCACGACTCGTGAAAGGGGTAAGGTCGATTGCGGCGAACCTCGATCAGGATTACGGGTGGATAGGCCTTTAGATGGTCCCCTGCCGGGGATTGATTGCACCGGAGATATAGACGTTACCAGGCGTGTGGAGCACCAAAGTTGGAGCCGCGCGTTAAAAAAGGTGCCGATTGAAGCGGGAGATCTCTTCAAAATCGAATTGACTGAAGATGGAGGCCAGGTGATCGCTGGCGATTTGCCAGGCGCTCCCGGTACACCGGATATCAACGACGCCAGCAAACAGCATCGGACTGATCATGAGACGTTGTTGAAGGAGGTCAACCAGTTCAATTTACGAGCTGAGGCCATCCAAGGCCTTCGGGGGCTTGAGGCCGTAGTCTCGCTTAGCCGTGCACTCGCCGCGAATTGGGATAGCGGCTTGGCATCAAATCTTGCGGATCTACTAGCAGACACCAATGCGCCGAAATCCTCACTCAATAAAATTGCACAGATTGATCGCGAGATAGCGTCGGTCAAAGCCATCTCCGTTATGGAGCAGAACCGCGAGGATGCCTGGGAGGCAATCGCGGAGGCGGATGCAAAGCTTCAGGACGCGATTCAGCGGGCTAAGGCCGAGGGCTGGCGCGCCGACGTGCTGATGGGTCTTCAAGTTCTCGATCTCTCTTTGAAGACCTATCAATTAGTGGACGGCCTTCTGAGCGTACCTGAATCGGCGAAATTTACGTCGAAACCTCGTGTTTCCACGAAGAGTAAAAAGGAACGCGCTCAAATGGTTCAAAGCCCTCAGCCGCGAAATGACCGTTCAAATCGACTTACGACAATAGCGTACATAAATCAGATCTTGCTTGCAGGCGACAAAACTCCAGCCAGCGCGTGGGAGAAACTGCCGGACAATCCAACGCCGCAGGAAGCGCGCCTAATAGAGGCTATCGCCCTGCTTGATACGATGGACGCGGCAACGGCATACGGCAACGTGTCAAGTACAAGCGATGCTGATCTTTTCGCGAAGGGCGTCAGCAAGGTCAAGGAAATGGATTTTTGGGGCGCACTTTTAGTATCGGTAACTCCAAGTGAGGCCGATGCGGCCGAGCTGGATACATGGAGGACGCGAAACGAACTCAGAAGAAAAGTTAACGCGCAACTTCTCGATTATAAAGCAAAACGCATCACACAAGCTCACTAACGAGCGGAGTTTGGAACGCCTTGACCAATTTGGAGCCATCACCGGTAGCGGGATAGACGTCTGGAGGCGAGCCTTTTCCACCGCTAATCGCGAGCCAGCTCGAGCTCTTCCCACTCAAACTTGATCGATTCTAGCAGCGCTCGGCGCCGCTCCATCTCCGAGCCGTCGCCGTAGACCGGACGGCCGAACTCATGCCCCATGAGGTCGGCCTGCATCCGATCGGAGACGCCGGCGTTCTCGATGCGATCTTGAAACGTGTGGCGGAAGGAGTAGAGCGTATGAAGCCGGGTAGGGCGCAGCTCCTCCTTCTTCATCATCTTGTTGATCAGGGCAGACGCGACATCAGCTTTGTCCTGGTAGCGCGGGAAACCTTCCGGATACTGCTTCGCGGCCCATAGCGCGACGCCAACGAGCGGGATGCGGCGGATCGAATACTCCGTTTTCTGGCGCCGATCGGTGCGCTCCGCGACCTCCAGATGCGGCACCTCGTCATTGAGGACGATGTCCTGGGGGCGAAGGTTGCAGACCTCGCCGAGCCGCATACCTGTTTCGATCATGATGTAGACGATGCAGCGCGCGTCGAGGTTCATGGTCTGCAGGGCATCGGGAGCAAGGATCTTGCTCTGTATCCAGTCGACTGAGAAGGGCCGGCGCTTGTCGAGCTTGTTGGCGTTGGTTTCCTTAATCCGGCTTTTTGTCCAGACTTCCTTGTAGTTCGTGTGCAGTGCTTCATCGATCACCGTCAGCATGCCGAGCATGTCGCTGAAGCTGCGATTCGCCGTATAAGCCTTCAGGTTCTCTGTCTTCACCTTCTGGGTCCACCAGCTGCGGTAGCGGAGAATGTCAGCGCGAACGATCCGGCCAAGCTCCATGTCTTCGCCAAGTTGGCTCTTGGCGTATTCGATTGCACGCAGGCGTGAGTTCTTGTGCTTGCGCAACTGGTCGGGAGACATACCTGTCATCCCCGCCTCGTTATGCTCCTCGTAGAGCGTCCAGACATCGTTCAGGGTAGGGGCGGGCTCGTCGGCCGTTCCCATGACCGCGTCCACAATCGTCTCGGACTGGCCGAAGGCATCTTCGGCCACCGCGATGCGACGCTCGAACTCGACGAGGTCAGCTTCTCCGACGTCGGCCGCCGGCTTGTAGGTGAACCCGAGCGATTGGGCTGCCTTCAGTGCGGCCTCGTATCGCGCCACAGACGATTCCTTGCCCTCGCCATGCAGAAGGGCTTTCCAAAGCGTCTCAAGCGCCTGGTGGACGTCCTCGGCGCGGCTGAGCGCTTCCTTGTGGTTCTTCGTCTTCAGGGATTGCTTGACGTGAACGCGGCGATCGAGCGGCGCGACCTCGATCGGAACGCGTCTGTAGTACCGATAAATGCCGCTGGTGGGGTGTTTGACCACGTATCGCGAGATATCGTCATTGGCCATGAGGGGTGGCTTCCTTCGGCTTTAGTCCCGATGTAGTCCGCAATGTATCCCAAAATGTAGCCAAAACAGCAAGAGGCGGGCAAATGCAGCTCTTGATCCAGCTCGATGGCGTGACGCTAAGTGTTTGTAAACGCAGGAAAAAAGAAGGGCTGCGCTTGTGACGCAGCCCTTTTGAATCTGGCTCCCCGGGCCGGATT